CTTGAATATTTATTCACATCATGACCAAAATGCAATTTGGACAGCTACCTCCCATCGATGTTGGGAACAGAACTTGGAAGAAGAAAGCCAATTCTTCCAAGGCCCGTGGTGAAGTTGGAAAGGACGGGCTTGAATCCAATGCCCATACCAAGTACACCCACGAGGTTAAGTTCGAGAACATAGTGCCGAAGGTCAATGTCGTGCGCACGAAAGATGACGCCCCTTCTGTGGGCGTTGCAAAAGGCGCGATATTGGCCGGAGTCCCTATCACTGTGCCGTCAAATACGGCTGCGTCCACCATGCACGCTATGAAGAAGCGTTGTGACTATGCTCCAACGCTCGATGATATTTCCGCCTTTGCACGTGGGCACCAGTTGCTCATGGAGAAATTTGAGCCATTGCCGGAAATTCGAGTTGACCAGGTTCTTATCGAGAAGTACCTGGTCAAATGCGGTGCCAGTAAAACGGCGCGTCTTGTTGACGCTCTTGGTGGAGATTGCCTGCAGAGTGATATGGGCACAAAACATGTGTTCGCGAAGCAAGAGATACTCTTGAAGGAGCATCAGTCTCAGCCTCGCGTTGTATATCAAGGAACGGATATGTACAACGCTTTGACTGGTCCTGTCGTTATGGAGCTAAACGACAGGATGAAATGGGTTTTCTCCAAGTCTAACCCGAAGAATATAGGCAACATCGCAATTTACGCTTGCGGTGCTTCGGGTGAAGAACTTGGTGATGCCATGGACCAGGCTGAAGGCACTCCTGTCGAGAGTGACATGAAGAACAACGATGGAAGTCAATCGAAAGAATTTCGCAAACCTGAAGCGATGTTCTACCGAAAATTGGGAGCCCCCGTGTGGTTTGTGCGGGAATTTGCCAAGACTGACTCAGTGCGTGTGTGGACGCGGTATGGAGTGACCGCACACGTGAAAGGACAGCGCTGGTCGGGTGAAACTACCACTACGACCGGCAATTCATATGTCAGTATGGCGCTAATGCAGTCCGCTTTGGAACGGGCTGACATTCAGCGTAGCACAAACATACACGGCGGGGATGACTATTTGGGGTTTGTTGAGGGTGATGTTGAGGGATTCAAGAAGAGCGTCGAGACTGTGTGCAAAGTCTCGGGCATGAATGCTGAAGTGGTCCCTCAGCGCTCACGGCACCATGCCACTTTTTATAGAAAGCGGTATGCTAAAACCACCATTGGATGTCGCCCCGTCCCACAATTTGGACGTGTCTTGGCAAAGATTAACCTGAGAGCGAATCGGAATACTCAGGTGAATGATCGTGATTACATGGCAGGCAAATATTTGTCTGCCGCGTATGAACATAGACACGTCCCGCATATTCGGGAGCTGCTGGTGCAAACAGCAGATAGACTTTCTGCCGAACCGTTTTTCGACTTGCGACAATCGAAGTTAGCCGAAATGGGCGGTGTGGAAAATGTCAAGTCAATAGTCACTAGGTCTCCTGCACATGATGATCTCCAGTTCAGCGAGTTTTTGAACGAGGTCTACGGAATAGGATTGGATGACCTTGTCGATGTTTATTCCCGTGTTGCCGAAAGCTGTGTCCAGTTCTGTGATGGATGGACAGAGATAGGGAAGAACGGCAAGGTCAAAAACCGTGCGGACAACTCGCGCTACAACGCGCCCAAGTTGTGCGGAGATACGGTGGAGGCCTTGGTGCGACTTGATGTGTAAAACGGACAGCTCTCGCGTCCAACTTCTGACGGGTGATTAGCAAAGAAC